GCGTATGGAGAGCGCACTCAGTGGTACAGGTGGCCTATACACTGGTACACGTAGTGCAGACGACTTACTTATGGGACTGGATGGTGTACCTATGGAGCGTATGGCTCCGGGTGAAGCATTTGGCCGTTACATTGACCACCTTGGTGGAGCAGTGACACGTAACGAGTGGCGCATTGGCCAAGAACAGCAGTGGCTTAACACAGTCCGTAAAATGGACAATGGCATTGAGATTAAAGGGTTCAATGGTACGGCATTACCGCCTACTCCTGAGGGCAAAGCATTAAACCGCATGCGTCAGCAGATTAACACATGGAATCGTGTACCAAGCAGACAGGAAAGTATGTTTGAGGGTATGATTCAGAAGTACCATGACTGGGCACTTAATACATCCCGTAAAATGGGGCTGAATAAGAACAGTATCAACCATGCACTATGGCTTAAGCATGCTGACCCTGTATCTGCAGTACTAACAGCTAACATGCACGTTATGTTGGGGGCTATGGCTCCTGTTCAGGTGTACGTTCAGGCTTCAGCTGCTACAGTAGCTTTGTCCTTGGCTCCTATTAAGAGCATACCGGGAATCATTGCAGATACTGCACGGTTCACAGTACTGGATAACATCCGTAACACTGGTGCATTTGGTAAAGCTCTTAAGAACATGGTTAGCACCAAGCAGGTGACTAAACAGCAAGAGGAAATGTACGAAGGTTGGAGACGTTCAGGGTTGTATGACTCCGTACGTTCTAATGCTGATATGAATTACATGTCATCCACTGGATTAGGTCTAACTAATGACTTAGTGCGTAAGGCTAGTAATGCTTCGTTGATATTCTACCGTTCAGGTGAGTTGACTAACAGGCGTATTAGCTACATATCTGCATACACTAGGTGGAAGGGTGCAAACCCTAGTAAAACGTTAAACAATGATGAGCTACTTGCAGTGGTTCAGGAAGCTAACAAGACTATGCTTGAGCTGAATGCAGCTAACAAGGCATGGTGGCAAGGTGGAGCAGGAACCTCCGCACCACAGCGTGTGCTATCTATCACAGGGCAGTTCCAACAGGTATTAGCCAAGACAGTTGAGCTTTCACTTAAGGGTGAAGCACGAGGTGGCTTTAGCAAGGGACAGAAAGGTCGTATTGCTGCAGGACAAGCCTTAATATTTGGAGCAGCAGGTGTACCGCTACTTAACATCGTAGCCCCTGCATTCTTTGACTGGATAGGTGTTGAACCTGACGAGGATATGGCCAATATAATTAACCAAGGTGCAGTAGGTGCTTTAGTTGGTCAAGTGTTCGGTGCTGATGTGGATGTTTCAAGCAGAGCATCGCTATTTAGTGGTACGTTTACAACTATGCGTGACATTATAACAAGCAAAGACCCTATGTGGGTTAAGTTCTTGGCTGTCAGTGGCACCACAGGGCAACGTATTGGTGAAGCAGTACAAACGGCTAGCATGGTTGCTAAGTCCCAAGCATTTACTGCTCTGGCTGAATTAGAGCCATTGTTACTGCATGACCGTAGTGGTGAGACAGTGATGCAAGAGCCAACCATGTTGGAAACAGCAGCTGATATCGCCTCATTGCTATTAACTATACCGTCAGGTAGCCGTAGTGTGATTAAAGCACGGATGATGCACAATGCAGGTAAGATACTTGACCGAAGAGGCCGGGTAATTATTGATACCACGGATGAAGGTGGCTTTAACTTTGCTGATAAACTAGGTGTGGCATTAGGCTTCCAGTTAACCCGTGAAACTAGAGTACGTATAGTGCAACAGCACAACCGGGACACCGACTTAGAAGTTAACGCTGCAGCACAGGTTATTATAGCGGCATATCATAGGTACGTGTATACTCATGACATGAACCCGAAGTATGCACAGTCTGTAAGCAACGTGGTGCAGTTGATACACGAGTCAGTGGACAATCCGCTGTTAGTGGAACGTATCAGCAGCCGTGTTGAAAGCGCAATCTTTAATGACCCTAAGTCAGTAGAAGAACGTGAGATGTTTAAGTTCTTTAACGCTACAGTACCTGAGAAACTAACTGAAGCAGTTATGTTGGACACTGGCCTTAACTTTGGCAAACTATTTAACAAACAAGCTATCGTGCAACCGTTTAAGGGTACGTTAGAACAGGAGAATAAATAATGGCAGGTTCACCGTTCCAAACAAGTGGCAACGTAGCGGATATTGCACCAGTACAGTTAAGGGGTGGTTTTACCCCGGACACTGGCATTGCTGATGCGATAGTTAACGTGGCTAACCTAGCAATACCTCTAATCACCAAGGCACATGAAGATGAGCTGATTGATGATGTGTCAGGTAAGATTAAAGCAGTGAGTCTTGCGCTTAAAGCGACAAGGTTCCCCTCCATTCAGGAGAGTGTATTTAGTGAGGAGGCATTAGCCAATCCACAAGTTGCACTGGCACTGTCGGAGTTCACCTTGATTCAGGATGCTACCCTCAACGGTAGATTACCTGCAACATTTGCACTTGAACGCTTGGAGTTAATCCAGAACAATGCTATCCGTAATGCCCCTGAGTTTGAGGCAGAAATACGTGGAGCTATGCGTGATGCAACTGGCCAAGACCCACAGAAAACTCTGTTCAATCAGCTGTTAAGTACCCAAGGTACAGGTAAGACAGCACAGCAGAAATTGGATGAGCAGTTGTTCATCGAAGCAGGCAAGCTTGGCATTACAGTTGAGAAACTTGTTGAGATTAACAACTCTAAATTACGTAGCTCTGTAGAAGAACAGCAGTATGACCTTGCAGCAGCGCGTGGTACATATGCCTTGAATACCCTGAGTAAAGATGCTGCCAACAAAGGTGCAAACATCATCACGGATGTCATGGCGCAAGTACAAGCAGTAGTCGTAGCAGGAGGCACCATAGGGGTGGAAGAGAAGCGTAATCTAATAGCACAGGTCAATCAATCGTTTGGTGTAGCAACAGCTAGCATCATGCAGCGTATTAGCGGGGCTAACGTGTCAGGTACTGCCATACAGGCAGAGCTTGCACCATTGAATACCCTTCGTGATAACACTATCAAGATGATAGAAGATAACACCATGCAAACTATGCTATCTCAGCATAACGCAGTGGTCATTGATTCAACTGTGAACAACGTGCTTAACAACGACCAGTTTGGTTCTATCTATGCACTAGCCGGACAACGTGGCTTGTTAGACTGGATGAAGTGGACTGAGAAAGCAGGTGGTACTGCTGAAGGTAAAGCTCTTGTAGGCTTCCTAAATGAAGGTGCTAAGGTAGGCTTTGAGTTGGCCAACATAGGCAAGCAGTACTCTCGTATCGGTGGTGCAGGAGCAGACCCTGAAACTAGACAAGAGAAACAGGAACGTGTGATAGCTGCAGGCATAGTGCTAAGTAGTACTGATATCCCGGAAGACTTCCAGATAGCTGCACTCGAAGACATCAAGAAGTTTGGTGGTGATGAGTTAGCATGGTCGAGCTTTAGTAGTAACAAAGTATTACAAGCAACTGCCGTGAGTAACAAGCTCAAGGCTGCATTCATTAACATGCAAGTGACCACTACTGCAGGGCTGTCGAATGAGCTATTGAAACTAGCAGGTAACCCTGAGTTACCAATTGAACGCCTTAACCTCACTCAAGCAGGGACATTGGAGATTACCAAGGCTGAAGGATTTCAAGCAGGTGGCCGTGATGCACGTATTGCTGAAGGTGAACTGCAAACATTCGTTGACCGCTTCAATAGAGCAAACAGCATATCAGCTAAGTACAATGGGGCAGGCGTACTACCTGCAGCAAGATATCAAGGTGCCCAACAGTACTGGGATACCGTACGAGAAGCAGCAAGCCAAGCAATTGCACCGAAGGAGAAAGCGAATGCACCACGTAAAGTTATTGTTGATGCTAATGGTAACCTTGTATTTGATGGGGGTAAGTAGCATGCCAGTTATTGCATATGAAGGGAAAGAGTATGACTTCCCGGAAGGTACTAGTGATGAACAGGTGTTAAAGTTTCTTGGTGACCTACCTGCAGATGAGGAGGCTTCTACTGAGGAGCCACCAGAGCCATTGAGAGAGCAAGCAGTCATTAAGAAGGATGAAGGTGTCAAGCGTAATAAAGAAGGGCAGCATATCTCGTACAAGGACAAGAATGTGGTATCTGGTGGCAGAGGACATCAGTTAACCAAGGAAGAGAAGAAGCTCTACCCCAAAGGGACAGCTATTCCAGATGAAGTAGTTGATGAGTGGTTCAAGGTGGACATGGCAGAAGCTGACAGTGACCTTACAGCTCTACTTGAAGAACATGCAGTACATGTGCCGGACGAAGCGTATGATATCCTTCTGAATATGACGTTCAACATGGGCAAGAAGAGTATGAAGGGATTCAAGGAAATGTGGAAGGCTGTTGAACTGGAAGACTGGGCTGAAGTTAGCAGACAAATGCTAGTGGGTGCAGATGGCAAGGGTAAGTCCCAATACCTCAAGGATGTGGGTAACAGAGCCATACGACTAGCTAACCGAATGAAAGCACTTGCACCTAAGCAAGAACCCGCCGCTGAATAGCAGACAAAAGAATGCCCTCTCAATGGAGGGCTTTTTTATGCCTAGAGTACTAAGCTGAACACTTCAACATTAGTGCTATACCGATGCTCATGCTGCTTGCGTATGTACTTATTGATAACCTTCACAGCAGCCTTAGATAATACAGGGTGAGGTCTATGCATTGCTACGATATCCTCGCTACTCTGTGACGTTAGCTGCACACAGTGGTGATTATCTAAGAAGATATCCTCAGCCGTTATAGTGTAGGTGCGCCTACCTATCTTCAATTCAAACATGTTGTTTACTCCTAAGTAACCTCATTGCTGTACTGTATAGCCCCGGTATCTTACATAGATGAAAGCCCGTAGTGCCATCCCAGTCCACCCAATACTCATCATAGCTATCAGTGTACTCTGGATACTGTTTGTGCATTAGGATTAGCTCCTGTGCCCACTCCTGCCATACATGGTCAGTGACTACACTGTCACACAACTCATAATAGATGTAAGAGTGGACAGCCAAGCAGATTCTCAGCTGTTGTATCTTCTCATGCGGGGTTTGTACGTACCTAGCCTTCTTACTTACACGAGGCATAGCTTAGTCCTAACTTGTTTACCTTGTATTGCAAGAGCAACTGCTCCATAGCTACAGCACTGGTATCCTCCGTGATATGTGCTTCTAAGTAA